ATTAGTGACTTAGAATTCGAAAGAAAAATACAAGATTTAAGACTTAGTCAATTAGAAAAAACCACTGAAAACGAAATAAAAATACTTAATGTAAAGTACGATAGAATTATAGAAGACACTAAATTAAATGAATCTTTAAACGAAAAACAAAAGACTGCTATAATAATTGAACAAGAAAAAATACGTGACAATGAAATAAATAAAATTAGATTACAGTCTACTGAAAAACTATTAACATTAGAAACAAAGTCAGTAGAAGAAATAAAACCAATAACAGAACTTAAATTACAACAACAAAAAGAATACTACGACAAGGTAGATGAAATAGCAGCTAAAAGTGGAAAAACACGAAAAGAAATTGAAGAAGAATTAAAAAACGCTTCTTTTAGTATAGCAAAAGACACGTTAAGTTTAGTAAGTGAATTAAATAGTTTATTTGCTTCTGAAAATGAAGAACAAGCAGAACGTGCTTTTAAAATAGATAAAGCAGCAAAGTTAGCAAGTGCTACAATAGCTGGTGTACAAGCAACAATAGAAGCTTTTAAAACTGCAAGTGCTTCACCTATAAGTCTTGGTTTTCCAGCTTATCCATTTGTACAAGCTGGTCTCGCTGGATCATTTGCAGCAGTAAATATTGCAAAAATAGCCAAGTCTAAATTTCAAGGTGGTGGTGGTGCGGGAGATTTAGATACTGGTGCTGGTGGTAGTGGTGGTGCTGGAGCAACTGCTACACCAACTGCACAATTTAACGTGGTAGGTGATAGTGGTATTAACCAACTTGCAGAATTACAAAACCAACAACCAACAAAAGCTTTTGTAGTATCAAGTGAAGTGACTACTGCACAAAGTTTAGATAGGAATAGAGTACAAAACGCAACACTTTAAATAATTTTAGTTATATAGATATGAAAATAGTTGAGTTAATTTTAAACGAAGAAGACGAAAACGCTGGAATTGACGCAGTAAGTTTAGTTGAAAAACCAGCAATAGAATCTGACTGGGTAGCACTTAAAAAACACGAAGTACAATTAAAGACCATAAACGAAGAAAAGCGTTTACTAATGGGTGCAGCTTTAATACCTAACAAACAGATTTACAGACGTAACGAAAAGACGAATGAAGAATACTACATATTTTTTAGTAAAGACACTATACGTAAAGCAAGTCAATTATTTCTAAAAGAATCTAACCAAAACAATGCAACAATAGAACACACTAAAAAAATTAGTGGTATGTCTGTGGTTGAAAGTTGGATCAAAGAAGGTGAACAAGACAAAAGTAATTTATATGGTTTCGACGCTGAACCTGGAACTTGGTTTATCACTATGAAAGTAGAAAATGACGAAATTTGGAACAAAGTAAAATCAAAAGAAATTAAAGGTTTTAGTATAGAAGGTTACTTTGCAGAAAAATTAGAAGCAAGTAAACAAGAATTTAAGTCAGTAGTAGTAGACGAAAATATTGCAATTATAGATGACCGTAACGCATATAGCACAAAAGAAAAAGCTTTACAAGTAGCTAAAGACGTTGGTTGTCAAGGTTTTCACGAACACGAATTTGAAGGTAAGACTTGGTATATGCCTTGTGAACAACACACATTAAGCGAAAAAATACCAACTATTGACTTGAAAAAACCTTGTACAAGTGGTTATGAAATGATAGGTTTTAAAATGAAAGGTGGTCGTAAAGTACCAAATTGTGTACCTATAAAAAATTCTACTGAACTTGAAAGTTATTCTGACTATCCACAAGCAGTAAGTAACAATGCAAAACGTGGTATAGAACTAAACGAAAAAAACAATAATAAATGTGCAACACAAACTGGTAAAGTTAGGGCGCAACAATTAGCACAAGGTAAAGCAATTACAGAAGAAACTATTTCACGTATGTATTCGTATTTAAGTCGTGCTAAAACTTACTATGATGACGCAGACACAAACGACTGTGGTAATATATCCTATTTACTTTGGGGTGGTCTTGCTGGTTTACGTTGGTCTGAAAGCAAACTTAAAGAACTTGGTAAATTAGAAGCTACACAACAAGAACGTGACAAGCAGATAATTGAGGAACTTAAAAAAATGATTAAGGAATACGAAACCAAGAAAAAGAAAAAGAAGAAAAAAAAGAAATACAAATAAATGCACAAGCCAAAAAAAAGACGAACCAGGAAAAACGCAACACCAAGTAAGACCTCACCAAAAGGTGGTAGACGTGGTTGTTTATGTGAAGACAATACTTACCACGTAGACTGTTGCGACGGTACGATCCACGCACAAGGAATAGGTAAAATTTAATCTTAAACGCAACAAAAATAAATTAAATAGTTAATAAGTTATGAACACACAAAAATCTGTTTACAATCGTTTATTTGCAGAAGCAAAAAAAACTGAATTAGAATCACAAAAAGTTGAATTAAATTTAATTAGTGATTTTAAAGTACTATATAAAGCTTCTCAATTACACAAAAAAATGAGTGAAACAAACAAAAAAGAAGCTGCTTTTGTTAATAAAAATGCTAAACAAGTGGTAAATAAACAAATTGAAATTGAAAAAAAAGCAATTGAGTTAGAAAAAAAAGCTGAATCTTTATACAAAGAATTTCAAAATAAAGCAAAAGATTTAGGTATTAACCCAAAAAACACAGATACTTTCAAATTATATAATGACTTACTTGGTGAATTACTACTTGTTGCAAGTGAAAAAAATATAAAAAGCATTATTAATATGAGTTTATAATAAGTTAAATAAATAAAAAATGAATACAACTGAAATTTTGACAAAGATAAAAACACTTTTAGGTGTTGAAAGCGAAGAAGTAAGATTAGCACAAATGAAACTTGAAGACGGTTTAACAATCGTAGAAAGTGATTTTGAAGAAGGTGCTTCTATTGAAATAGTAACTGAAGACGGTAAAGTAAGTATGCCAGTAGGTGACTACACACTTGAAGACGGTCGTATGGTAGTAGTTAAAGAAGAAGGTGTGATAGCTGAAATTAAAGAAGCTAAAGAAGAAGAAGAAGAAACTACTGAAGAAGTTACTGAAGAAGAAGCGAAGTCTGAAGAAAAAGAAGAATACGCTGAAGAAACTAAAGCACCTAAAAAAGTAATTGAATCAATTACTAAAGAATCTTTCTTTTCTGAAATTGAAAAGCTTAAAGAAGAAAACGAATCTTTGAAAAAAGAACTTGAAGGTTTAAAATTAAGTTCAGTTGAAAACACGGAAGTAAAAGAAACTGAAAAAGAAACTACTGAAGTAGAACTATCTACTGAAGAAGAACCAAAACCAATAGTACACAATCCTGAAAACAAAGAACGTGTGAACTTAGGTAGAAAAATAGCACCTAAAAGACAACGTACTATTATGGATAGTGTCTATGAAAGAATTGCAAATAAAAATAATTAATAATTAAAATTTAAACAAATGGCTAATACCCTAACTGGAAGCACTTATGCTGGTGAATTTGCTGGTGACTATGTTGCAGCAGCACTACTTTCTGCTCCTACACTTGAAAAAGGTTTAATTACTGTTTTACCTAACATACACTACAAAAGAGTGATGAAAAAAATCAGTACAACTGGAAGCGTTCTTGTAAACGCAACTTGTGACTTTGACCACAATATGGACGTAGATGTTGCTGAAAGAGTTTTAACTCTTAAAGAACTACAATCTAATGTTCAACTTTGTAAAAAAGACTACCACCAAGACTGGATAGCTACACAAGCTGGTTATTCTGCTTACGAATCTTTACCAGGTAACTTTAAAGATTTTATGATAGCACACGTTGCTGGTATGACGGCTGCAAAAATCGAAACTAACATTTGGGAAGGTGTTGGTACTGGTGGTTCAGCAGTATCTGGTGAATTTGACGGTTTAGTAACTTTAGCACTTGATGACACTTCTGTTGTTGATGTTGCTTCACACGCTGCTGTAACAGCTTCAAACGTAATCGATAAATTAGGTTCTATTGTAGACGCTATTCCTAACACCGTTTACGGTTCTGAAAGCTTAAAAATCTATGTATCAAGAAACATTGCAAAAGCGTATGTACGTGCTTTAGGTGGTTTTATTGCTAATGGAGTTGGTGCAAACGGTACAGACAACAAAGGTACTCAATGGTTTTCAAATGGTTCTTT